GGCAAAATTAGCAAGCGCAACAGTTATGCCACCGTGGGACTACATACCTTCAAAGACGTAGCAGGGTATGACCGTGTTTACGAACTCAATCGTGTGATGATGGCAGTGGCATCAACTGACGGTACCTTTGTTCCTGACGTTGATGCAGAGTCCTGGGTTGGCCGGCACAATGTGGCAGCACCATACACCCAAGAAGAACACAACATGCTGGCCAAAGCATACCAGGCCATTGGCAGTGAATTTCATGATTTAAATCATGGCGACATCAACAGTGACGAACATCCTGCTGTGAACACCACCAGCCCCATGCAAGGCTTCAAGGGCTACCCACGATGAGAGCACGTGAATTTCTCAATGAGCAAGCAACGCTGCCTCCTGAGCAAGCAGATCCCATGAACCATGTGTTTGTATTGCCTGGCGTGAGCTCTAGCGATCCGTATCAAATATATCGCCTGGGCGTGGCCATAGCCCGTGCTAGAAGTGACGCAGGAACAGATGGCATCACTGACAAGTTGCCTGCCTGGTCAGCACAAGCAGCCTTTGGCGAAGATGCAGTGATTGCTGGATTCAATGCCAATGTTGCTCCGGCTATTGATCACGCATTGAAAATGGCCGGCTTGCCCCCTAAAAAAGTACAAGTCAGTTCGCCGAACAGTCTGGAACCTGCGTCTGTAATGAAACAAAGTCCTGTGAAGCCATTTGCTGGCTACCCTAGATAATGGCCAATCCACCCCCGCCATATGATGACATCACTGGCATAAGCCGTGCTGTGATGAAAGACAACGCACAAGTAACAATAGAAAATTACAACGGCAATGCCAGACCAGGCGAACTGGTAGTTGATCAAAGTACTGATCAATTGTACATAGGCAACAGCTCGGGTGCATTAACACAGATTGCTGCCGGAATTACCAACGGTGGTAGTGCAGGACTTCCTGCAGGATTCTATCAATTGGCCTACAATCCCACCACCGGCGAAATTGTGTATTACACTTAATAAATATCTATATGAAAAAACTCTTCCTACTCTTACTCGTCGTTCCTGTGTTGGTTCTAGCACAAGGCAAACAAAAAGCCGGTGTCACATACGACGCACAAATTACCAGAGTCATAGACGGTGACACAGTGGCCTTTCACGCACCGTTCTTGCCAGATCCTTTGAAAAAAGAACTGTCAATCCGAGTGTTTGGCGTAGACACTCCTGAAAAAGGACACAGAGCTCAATGCCCCAGTGAAGCACAGCGTGGCGAAGCAGCCACAGCATTTACTAAAAATGCAATTGCACAAGCCACCCAACGTCAGATCATTCTCATGGATTGGGACAAGTACGGTGGTCGTGTACTGGGCGATGTGATTCTAAATGGACAAAGTCTACGACAAATGCTGATCGCCAATGGCTATGCCAGAGAATACTACGGCGAAGCCAAAACGTCTTGGTGCCAATGACCGCACCGTAAATACGGTATGAGCAATTTCTACTGCGCAGCCCCCTGGCGGGGACTGCATATCAATCCCCGAGGTGACGTTAAAACCTGCTGTGCTGGTGACCCCAACATGCTGGGCAACCTCAACAGCCAGTCAATAGAGCAAATCTTGCACGGTCCTGTCATGCAAGAAATACGCCAGAGCATACGCCAGGGTCAACCGCATGCCTACTGCTACAACTGTGTGCAGGCCGAACGCTATGGACGCAGTGAACGTGACTGGCACAACAATGTCAGCCCTGAGTTTGATCCCACCACCGCAGGTGATCTTGAACATCTTCCCACTTTGATCGACGTGCGTTGGAACACCACATGCAATCTCTCTTGCAACTACTGTGCCGAAGCCTGTAGCTCAAAGTGGGCAGCACTCAAAGGAATCCCAACCAAATCTGGAGCCAGGCCTTACTACGAGCAGGTGTGTGATTATTTGGAACAGCATCAACACAACATACGTGAAGTGGCCTTGGTAGGCGGCGAGCCCTTGTTGTTGCCCGAAAACGATCGACTGCTGGATGTGATACCTGAGGACTGCATAGTCACCTTGATAACCAATGTGGCCGTGGATTTTTCTACAAATCGCATTGTAAAGAAATTACTAGCACGTGACCGCGTGGGTTGGAGTCTCAGCTTTGACAACATAGGTGAAAGATTTGAGTATGTTAGACACGGAGCAGATTGGCAGCAGTTGTTGAGTAACTTGAACACTCTGCGACCCTTGATGCAGAGCAACCGTCACTGGGGAGGCATCCATGCAGTGTACAACATCTACAATGCCACTCGTTTGATAGAACTCACTGAATTTGCCAGATCACAAGGATTGACCATTCATTGGCAGAGTCTGTATCAACCTGATTGCCTGGACCCTCAGCGCCTGGGCAATCAAATTAAACAACTGGCCTTGCAAGAAATAGATCGGTTGCTGGAACTGGACATATGCCTGGACAGTGAGAGACTGTTTTTTCAAACAGTCAAAAGCAATATACAGGCCGCCAGAGACGATCTGCGTACCGAGTTTACCACACATATTCAAGATATTGAAACCAAATATCATCCTGACACAGCGGGCAAGTTCAGACAATTGTGGCCAGAATTATGCAAAGTAATAAATGTGTTCAATGAGATCAGCGTAGCATACCAAGATGAAGTGGCAGGCAAAACATTTGACTGGCTTGGAGAAGATAATCCAAAAAATTTTCAACGGCACTGCAACGACCCGGCAAAACGTCAACTTCTTGATCAGGCCGGCTGGCTCGATCAAAAAATTACTTACCAGTTCAACCGCCAGGGTTTTCGAAGTGCAGAGTTTGATGGATCCAATGATTACTTTGTGGCAGTGGGATGTAGTTTTACTTTTGGTACTGCAATACAAACTCAGCAAAGATACACTGACATTGTGGCCAATGAACTTGAATTGACTTGTTATAATTTAGGCATACAAGGTGGCAGTGATGATACCAGTGTTAGATTGTTGCTGACTTGGTTGGACCAACTCAATCCAAAGTTTGTGATTTATCAAAATACGTTTCCACAAAGATTCGAAGTGGTACACAATAACACAGCTACAATCTATGGCATACACAGCACCCTCAGCGGTTCAGTGGCCAAGGACAATGGCACTTTATACAAACATTTGTTGACCACACCGTCCAATGAACAAATTAGAGCTTGCAAAAATCAACTGGCTGTGCGCGAACTTTGTCGAAACAAAAACATAAAATTAATTGAAATAAGTTACATTGATTTTTTTAAAACTCACGACAACAGTGCAAGAGATCTGCATCATCCAGGCGCTGTGGCCAACCAATCTGTTGCACAAACTGTTTTGCATGAATTATAAATGATTACACCAAAAAATTTAGAAACAGTGCTGGTCAAAGCACCGCATCGTAAAGAAGTCTATACTGAACAAGAACTCAAGGAGTTTGCGGCCTGTGCTGATCCAATTACAGGTCCACTGTGCTTCATGGATAATTTTTTCTTTATTCAGCATCCTACCCGCGGCAAGATGCTGTATCATCCGTTTGACTATCAAAAACGATTGATTGCTACCTATCACGATTACAGATATTCAATAAGTCTAATGCCTCGACAAACCGGCAAGTCAACGTCAGCAGCCGGTTACCTGTTGTGGTATGCAATGTTTGTGCCTGATTCAACCATCTTGGTTGCCGCACACAAATACACAGGTGCGCAGGAGATCATGCAACGTATTCGCTATGCATATGAACTGTGCCCCAATCACATACGTGCTGGTGCCACCAGTTACAACAAGAACAGTTTGGAATTTGAAAACGGAAGTCGTATTGTTGCGCAGACCACAACTGAAACCACTGGACGTGGTATGAGTATTTCGCTCCTGTACGCCGACGAATTTGCGTTTGTGCGACCCACCATTGCCAGAGAGTTTTGGACTTCTATTAGCCCCACCTTGGCTACAGGTGGTAAGGCCATTATAACATCAACACCAAACTCGGACGAAGATCAGTTTGCTTTCTTGTGGAAAGGTGCCAACAAATGTGAAGACGAGCATGGCAATACCACAAAACTAGGTATCAACGGATTCCGTGCATTTAGAAGTAACTGGCGTGAACACCCTGACAGGGATGAAAAATGGGGATTAGAACAGTTAGCGCAATTGGGTGAAGATCGATTCCGCAGAGAAATGGAATGCGAATTTGTTATCAATGATGAAACCTTGATTGCTCCTACCAAACTGTTAGACTTGCAAGGAGTAGAACCCAATCGGCGCACAGGACAGGTGCGTTGGTACAAAACTCCGGTAAAAGACAAGATATACATCGTGGCCCTAGATCCCAGTCTGGGCACAGGTGGCGACCCTGCGGCCATACAAGTTTTTGAAGCAGATACCACAGAACAAATAGCCGAATGGCGACACAACAAAACAGACATCCCCACGCAGGTCAAACTCCTAGCAGACATTGTGAATGAACTGTACGACGTCACCAAGGATGACAAAAAGATTTATTACTCAGTAGAAAACAACACCATTGGTGAAGCAGCATTAATTTCTATAAACGAATACGGGGAAGAAAATATTAAGGGCTATTTCCTCAGCGACAACTCAGTAACAGGCACCACAGGACGCAGATTCCGCAAAGGATTCAACACCACAAACCGAGCCAAACTCACGGCCTGTAGCAAGTTCAAAATTCTTGTGGAATCTGGGCGCATGAAGCTGTACAGTAGACCTTTAATCTCTGAGCTCAAAACTTTTGTTGCATCTGGGGGTAGTTACGCAGCCAAACCTGGCGAAACAGATGACCTTGTGATGAGCTCGTTGTTGGTAGTGCGCATGCTGATGATGTTGCAGACTTATCACGCAGAATTAGACACACAAATGAAAGATCACGGCGACAACATCATTGAGCCTATGCCGTTCATATCAATGCTACGCTAAATACACAACTATGACAATGGAAGCATTACCTCAAGATCTAGCAGACTTTCTGGTTACAAAGAACTTTGACCCAGAATACTTTGACAAAAAAGGCGATCCTAGCGAAGCCGGAAAAGCCACTACCATAAAATTTGACTACGTGGCAGCTTCGGGCAAAAACTACGGCACAGCAGTGTGCGTGATATCCAACGACGAACTCAGTCTGTATTACGGAGACAACTTGGGTCGGGGTATGGAGCCCGAAGACAAAGACGAATGGTACAGTTTCTTGGAACAACTCAGCAACCAAGCAGCCAGTCATTCAGCAACTTGGAGCCCCACAGAAATCAACAAACTCAAACACAACTTGGCCGGCATTGCTGCCATAAAAGAAGGCTTGTTCGAAGGCTATTATGGCAATCGACGTGTGAGTTACATGGGCGAGCAGACACAGGCCAGACTGGTGATCAATCACAATCGTGTGCTGGGCGAAGAGGACAAGCGTTTTCGCTATGTGGAAAGTTTGTTTATTGAAACAGCAGATCAAGAACGTTTCCGTTTGCCATTTAAAAGTTTGGCAGGCGGCAGAGCCATGCTGGAACATGTGCGCCAAGGCGGACGTCCATATGACATACGTGGAAACCACATCACAGAAATTGTCAGCGAAATGGCTGTGTTGAGTCGCTTCAATCGTGCGCAACACAATCGTGTGTTTGAAGGGGTGACACAAGAGCTGGTGGAAAGCGCAAGACAATACTATCATAACCTACAAGAAACAATGAAGCATCTTGGCAGCTCACGTGGCTATCAAGCATACTTTGAAAGCTGGGCTCCTGACCACGTTGGTGAGGCCGAAGCCCTGGTAGAAAATCTACGCGACCTGTTTGTGGAACAAACTCTGGACGCTAGAATTGAAGCTGCCTTGCCCACACTGGCCAAGATACAACAACAAGGAAACAACATGAAAGAAGCGCAAATATTTGAAAACTGGATCAACAATCTCAGTGAAGGCACCTGGGCCCTGCCAGAAACTCCTGAGCAAATGGAAAAACTCAATCAGCTGATGAGTGCTGAACTTATAGTTGGACCTGATGCCACCAATGCCACTGAGTTGTTGTATGACATTGTGGGAGATGACGAGCTGTTTGACATCTTGAACGACCTGGCTGACAAGAGTCAAGGCCGTGCCAACATTTGGGACGACTCAGATGTGCAACGCAGATTGGCTGAACTGGGCGTTCAAACTCCTCAAAGCACCCAAGCCGAACCTGCTGATGTGCCACAAGACACAGCACCCCCTGTGAAAGAAAGTGCTGATGCTAATAAAATTTGGAGTCAATACGGACACTATTCTAAGGAAGACCTAATGCAGGAATTTCCAGAGCTAACACCTAAGGATGCACAGACCATAGTTAACTACAGTCAATATGCTTGGGATTTTGTAAAAAGCGGTGCTACAAAACAGCCAGAATTTATTAATGCTAAAAATCAAGTAGTACAAAGAGTACAACAGGCTATGGGCGGTCAGCAAGGTGTAGCGGAAGGCAATTTCAAACAAACTCCTGGACAACGACAATATGGTGCCCTGCACTCACAATTACAATCATTGGCCAATTCTGGACAAATCAACACTCCTGATGGTAAACAAAAAGCAGAAAAAATGATTGACACTATTCAACAATTAGTTGATACAGACCCATCGTGCGCTGGTAGCACGGTGCCCTCTAAAAAGATATGGTTGTCAGAGCAAGGCATGGCGGAAGACAGTTCAGAAAACAAATATTCTAACCTATCTAACCGCGGAGTAAATCGTGGAATAAATCGTGCCGCTGATGATTTTAACAGAATGCTGGACCTTGACCAAGCAGAATCACCACATTATAAAACACAACATCAACAAGATACAAAGCAAAGACTAAAAACAAAACCCATGGCAGGTCCCAAAGGTATGTTACCAGAGCAGGGTGTGGCCGAAGGCGACAACATGGCCACATTTGTAGAAGATCGTGAATTGGCCGAAATGCTGAAATACGCCGGCGTGCCTGTACAAGAAGGTGTACTCAAAGATGACACTGGTAATACATTTGATCACCTGTTGGATCGTTTCCCACACGAAGTTGAAACATTCAAACAAACTGGTAAATTGGATGATGACCTGTATGATGCGTTATTTGACTATTATAGCCGACATGGCGCAATGCCATACCGCGTACGAAACGCCAAAGATGACACCGCAAATCGATGGGTAAGTAAACATTTGTCTGACGACCTTGGTCTCGACGAGGGTTTGGGCGGTGCTATAGCAGGTGGACTTGCTGGTGCAGGATTAGGCAGTATAGTCCCAGCACTGGGCACAGTGGCCGGTGGTATTGCTGGTGCCTATGCCGGACACAAAATACAACAACAAGGCCTGAGTGATCCAGACAAACAATACAAATCACCTGAACCAAAAAAACCCGTAAGTGAAGGTTCATGCAACATGACCATGGAAGGTTCTTACTGCCCCGAACACGGCCTGGCCGAATGTGGCAGCATGTACGAAGATGGCGGAGACTCACAGATCACACCTGGAATGAAAACCAAATACGGAACTGTGGTGTCTGTAGATGGAAACACTGTTACGGTCAAAGCATCAAACGGTGAATTGACCACTATGAATATTCATGACATACAGCAAGCCATGGACGAAGATGGTGGCGCAGTGGGCATGCCCTACAGCATGGGCGAAGACAATGACATTTTGTCAATGCATAACAAAATGAAAGAAGGTACGGTAGGCCAACTCGCTGGCGGCACATTGGGCGCATTAGGTGGTGCCACTGTGGGTACAGCACTTGGCGGCCCCATCGGTGGTGCAATAGGCACAGCCTTTGGTGGCACTGCTGGACAAATGGGCGGCGACAAACTTGGGGATAAAATCGGTGCCGTAGTCGGTGAAGAATCTCCTACTGCCGCAGTTGTAAAAGGTGCTGCCAAAGCAGCAACACAAGGACTTGGCGATGTGGTTGGAGGCGGCGGAAAAGATATTCTTAAAAACTTACTGGCCATAGAATCGGATGATCCAATCAACTCAAACTCAGCCATGACCGGAAGTTACTATGAAGGTAAAGAAACGGACATCCAAGAAGGCGATGCACTTCTGGCAAGAATAAAATCATTGGCTTTGCTGAGATAAATTATCTCAAATTTGCGCAAGTCTTTTTTGTAAAAACTGCGATATTTCCTCAAACTGTTTGTCAGGCCACTCCAGCATGAGTTTATGATTGTGTTCCAGCACATCTCGAAAATAAGCATAGGCTGATCGTGGTTCAGTTGACCGTAATCGTTGAATTTGTTGCCAGGCCATGTCAACTCGTCGCTGCCAGTCGGGTTCGTTGTCGTAACTTTCATCAATGACATCACCGTGAAATGTTTTGAATCCAAGACTGCGCAAATAACTCAAAGTATTGCCACCACCTATCATAATAAAAATTCGTTTGGCAAACAAACACTTGCCTAATTTTTCGGTAACAAATTGACTGGTTGCCGCAGTATCATTGGTCTCGCACACAATGCTGTACCAACTACTTTGATAAACCTTCCAAGGAACAACACAACTTATCATGACACTATCCCCTGGTAGCCCAAACCCTGGACGTGGCACCGTTTTGGTTGAATATCTTTCAACTGCAGATCCCTGTTGTGTTTTTATTTTAAATTCTTTGATCACGTCTTCCTCTAACTCAAATAATTCAGGGCTGGCAAAATCAGTAACCGTCCCATGTCTAGCAAAGCTATCTGGCATACAATTACGAATCACATCCCAATCCGGGTCTCCATTAGGATTTGGTTGCAAATTAACCAAGGTATGAATTGGATGATCTAAAAAATTATTATCCAACAATCGATAAAACAGCGCCATCCTTGTCAATTTCACTGTGCCCATCAAGCAATCAAATATACTTTTCCTAAACGGTACTGTGACTTCATTAATATCAACAAATTCATTCCCGGCCGCAACATATGACAATAGACTTTGATGATTGACAAATACAAGGTCAGGATTAGGATCGCTATAACTTACGCCACCAGCGGTGCATAATACAATTCGATCAGTGTGCAATTGTCTGCATATTTCACCATATACAACTGGCCACCAATTTTGCAGATTTTCAGTTGTATATACTATCACCAGATCGGCCCATCCCATGTGTAATTCTGTAATTCCTTGTTGGGCCTGATCTTGTAATCTGTGCGGCTTGGTCCAAGGGAGATAGATTTTTTCAAGGAACAACAATGCAATTTTTTTTCGTGAATCTCCCTGAAATCTTGTACCCGCTGGACACGGCCAGTCTTTGCATATTTCTGCATTAGGAAAAAATTCTTTACCTTTTTTGAGTGCATATGTAAATTCCCACCAATTATGTGGATCCCAAACAAAATACTCAGTATTTTTTACATGTTGTGGATTGTTCCAAACTCTGTGACCGTCAGTGTAATAAAAACTTTTGTCGGCATGCAATGCATATTGATCACTTAAAAATTTGTGATTGTATATAAAATTAGAAATTTTACTCAACTGGTCTATCACATGAGTTTTTTGCTCCATCAGTTGATCAAAGACATTGAGAAACGTTTGATCTTTAGGTACCAATCTATGTTGGACATAACAAATATCAGGATCAGGATTTGATAATTCCACATGCCCGCCTACCATGTATATGATGCGATTACTGTGTAATTGAGCCTCAACTGCTTTACAATAGGTGCCCCAGTCCATATCAATAGATTCGGCAGTGTATACTATTACCAAATCATAGTCGCACAATGTTATGTCAGGATTGAGCATGCTGTGGTTACAATTTTGAGTCGTTGGCAACCGGATACTTTCGTGCTGAATCAACGCAATTTTTTTTCTTTGATCGTACTTTGAAACAACAGGCGGTATGCCACTTGTGGTGCGCTCAGACTGATCAAAAAATATTAAATCAAATTGCTGGGACAACCGATACTCAATCCAAAAGGTTTCATAGCTGGTACCACCAGGATACCAGATTATATAATCGTGCATGCTTGTACTTATAAGCAACAAATTTTGCCATTTGCTATTGCGATACTAAATAAAACAGCATACAATACATGTGTATGCGCAGGCAACAGAGATCTAAACATTTAGATAGGCAGCATAACATAGGCAACTTATTAAGGAGAAAAACTATGGCATCATTAGCAGACATCAGAGCACGACTACAGGCAGCAGAAGGCAACAAAGGCGGACAAGGTTCGCAAGGTGGCGGGGACAAATCAATTTACGCACACTGGAACATGGAAGAAGGCCAATCGGCTACATTACGCTTCCTCCCTGATAGTAACACAAAAAACACATTCTTCTGGCAAGAACGAGCAATGATTCGTTTACCGTTTAACGGCGTCAAAGGAGAAATGGATTCTAAACAGGTCATGGTACAAGTACCCTGTGTTGAGATGTGGGGCGACGCTTGCCCGATCTTGGCAGAAGTACGCACCTGGTTCAAGGACAAGAGCCTTGAAGACATGGGTCGTAAATACTGGAAAAAACGTTCATACATTTTCCAAGGTTTTGTTCGTGAGAACCCAATTGGTGACGACAAGACTCCAGACAATCCTATTCGCCGATTCATCATTGG